CCCGTAGGCCGTTTCAGGGCGGGGACTCAGCCCCCTGCGCTGTGTACGGTAGCCAGCAACGGCTCGACTCCCCCGTTGCTGGCTTCTCTTTCTCCGGCGCAAAAGTAGCACACTCACGCATTGAAAAGCCCTAAGATAGAACCGAGGCAAGACGGAGGCCGATGGCCGTGCCGGGGACTGTCACCGTACCTGACGTGCTCAAAGGGCACGCCGCCGACATCTGGCGGTCCGCCTTCCTTTCGGCCTACGACGGGACATGCAAAGACCGTGGCGACCAACGGGACTCTTGCGGAGCAGCCATAGCATGGTCAGCGGTCAAGAACAAGTACAAGAAGAACGCGCAGGGAGAGTGGGTCGAGCGAGCGGGCGACCCCGTGGCTGGAGACGTGTCGGTCATAGACGCCGCAGAGTATCCGGCGATGGTCGACGCCCCTGAGACCGAAGTTGAAGTCAAAAGCAATTGGCTGGATGCGTTCACCGAGGCACTAAGGGGAGAATGCGCGCAGGCTGATGACCCCATCACCTGCGCAGTCGCTGCCGCTGACGCGCTGCATCCGTCAGACGAAGGCGATGATGGGGATGAGGAGGTCGACATGCACATGGACTCTGAGGTGGACCGCACTTTCACGCCGGTTCACCGCAACGATATGGGCGACCTGAGCCTGCCGCTCGTCATCCGCAAGGACTACTCGCCCGAGAAGCGGGCCGAGTTCTCCAAGAGTGGCATCGCGCTGCCAGACGGCAGTTATCCCATCGCTGACAAGGCCGACCTGCGTGACGCCATCCAGTCGTTCGGTCGCGCGTCCGCATCCAAGCAGGCGCAGGTCAAGGCTCACATTACCAAGCGGGCACGCGCCCTTGGCGCTCAGGACAGCGTTTCGAGCGAGTGGGGTGGAGAGTCGGACAAGCCGAAAGCCGAGCAGAAATCGACCGTCGTCCTTACCAGCCGCGCAGTCCTTCGGGCAAAGGCTGCTGCCGATGACGAGAAACTTCTGGCGTCTCCGGAGGCAGAACTGATTGCCCGGCGACCTGACCACATCGGCTCGAACGAGTGGGCGGCCCGTCCGGCCATCCTGCGCACACTGCGCGCCCTGGTCATCGAGCGCAGTGTCGAACGCTCCTACGAAGATGCCGTCGAGCGCACGGTCGCCGAAGGATGGCAGCCGATTTCCAATCCCACCCGCGCTGGCGAGTATGTTTTCCAGCGATGGCTGGATACGCCTGATGGACAACTGCTACAGCGGTCCATCCTTGTTCGCCGAGCCGAGACGGTTGGCGATTGGCGTCTGCGTGAACTGACGCGCGGAGCGAGCCTATCGCTTGCAGTACAGGTCCCGGCAGATGAACGACGCTACGGCGACACACGCCCTTTTGAATTGCTGACCCCTCGTGGCGGCCCCGGTTCTGGCCACTTCAGCCATGAAGGCATTCCAGGCCACCGCGGGGGGTCACAACCCGGAGAGGGCGGTGGCGGGGGGGCGAAGGAAGGCAAATCCGAAGGCGGGCACGCCCCGATGAACTTTCCGCATTCGGGTGGTCCGGGGATGACGAAGGAAATAGGCACAGGCGGCTCGGGACGCAGAGTGCCGCTTGGTGGAGGACTCGGAAAGGGCGAGGAAGCCTTCAGGGGCGACGTTGCGAAGTTCACCAAGTTGTACTCGACCGCCGAGATGCGCAAGATGCAGGACAATGTGACGAATGGACCGCAAGGCTCCGAGTCACGAGAGCAGGAAGCGCGGTACATGCTGGAGGTCCTCACGCAGGCCGTTGGCTCCAAGGAGTTCGGCGATTGGGAGGTCTCCTACCCATCGTGGATGAAGGAGATGGACACGCTGAGTGAGACTCGTGCCCCTCAGGTTGGCGACCTCAACACGGGTCCTGGAGCGGTACCCGGAACCCAATTGATACCCGAGGACTTCGGCGTGAAGGGCATTGACTACTCGCGCGAGCGGCCATCAACCCCCGAGGAGCACCAGACCAAGATTGCAGAGGACACATTGAAGATGCCGGACGCCATGGCCGGTGTCATGGGCGGGCCGACGAAGGCCGAGGCGAGAGAGACTGTCTTCGCTCGCACGGGGGAACGCCCGAGCGTCAGCGAGTCTAAGCAACTGGTATCAGGTTGGTTGGCCGAGCACGGACTCTCTGCCGAAAAGGTGAGCGGCAAGACGGTTGGCTTCAGCGACCTTGCGCGCGAGGCTGCGGTGCCGTTCATTACCATTCACGGATGGGAGCCGAACCCCGTAGCCGAGGACCTTCAGGCGTGGGCGGCCAGCCATGGGTTCAGGGTGGACTTCCGAGGTCCGAAGATTGTCGCCAGCAGCCTGACCATCACCCGAGCCGACGCCCGCTCCCTGCTCCAGCGCCTGACCGGCAAGGTGCCATAGGCATGACTCTCCAAGTCAGGGACAACCCCTCGGGGCAGATAACGATGGGACCCGAGACCCGCAAGTTAGAGCCGGGCGAAGCCGGGTTCTGGAAGGGCGGCGGGTTCCCCGGCCTGTCATGCAGTGACTGCCGATGGTTCGTGCAGGGCGAGTGCTGGCAGGTCAACGTCAACCCCGAGCCGGGCGACTACTGCGACGAGTTTCAGCCTGCCCTCGTGGGCGGCAACCTGCCCTCGCCGTCGGGTGTGACGCTCAACGTGATGAGCGCCGTTGGCCGCGACGATATGTACATCACGCGCGTGGCCACCGACCCGAAGACGGGCGTTCACAAGTGGTTCGCCACATCCAGCGGCACGAAGAAGGATGCCTACGGCGAGTACATGACCGTAGACCTTTTCCAAGACTTCGTCAGGCGCATCACCGACCGCGAGCCTGCGCCCAAGGTCTTCACGTCGAAGGCGTGGGATGGCGGGAACCCGTACCTGGGCGTGGCGCACTACCTCGACCTTGACGGCGATGCCATTGTCGGCGACACCGAGCGCGTGTACATCGACAGTCAGGTTCTCAAGGCCAAGGGAACGTTCCGCAGCACGCCTCTGGCGCAGAAGGCTTTTGACAGCATCAAGCGCGACATTGACACCAATGCTCCGCCAGACGAGCGCGTGCGCATCTCCATTGCCTTCGTAGATTTCGCCCACGACCACCGAGGCGTGGGCACGTTCGTTCGCAAGACGTTGGCCGACCACTGCGATATGTGCGACAAGGGCGTGGGTGAGAAGGTCTACAGACAGGGACACCTCGTTCACCTCGCCCTGACCCGCCGACCGGCCTACGCAGAAACCGCCATCGAGTTGGAGGAGAGGTCCATGTCCACAAAGCGCGATGATGCAGCCAGTATCGTTGGCGATGACTTGGCCGATGAGTTGGAGAAGAAGGCCAAGTCGGGCCTGACGGCACGCAGCGCCGATGTCGATTCGGGTGCAATAGTCATCAAGGCGGACGAGGCGGCGTTGGCCAAGTTGGGCGACAGCAAACCCGCGGACCCGCCCGAGGCGTCGGTGGACAACAAGCCTGCCTCCAAGTCGACCGGCACAGCCTCCGATGTCGAGAAGGAAGAGGAATTGACCGAGGAGAGCGCCGTGCGGCGTGGCTACCTGGGCGGGGCAATGACCCTCTCGGCAGCCGAGACATTCCTGACCCGCTCGGACAGCAAGCCTGTGCTCCTGGATTCGTGGGGCGTCCTGGCTGGCGTGCTCTCGAACATTGCCGCGTCACCCACCGCCAACAAGCCCACGGCCATCCGTGAGGTGTTGGGCGATTTCCAAACCAGTATCGACCTACAGACCGCCAAGGCGTTGACGACCTTGACGGATTTCATCACCGAAAAGGCTGAAGGAGGAGATACCGTGGAGACACCGAATGTGCCGCAGGTTCCCGAAGCGGCCCCCGAAGTCGCCGCAGTGCCGGAGCCTGCGACGCCTGAGGTGGCCCCCGTAGAGGTCAAGTCTGTGGAAGATGTCAAGCCGGAGGAGAAGCACATCCTCGACCCGGCGCTGATTGCCTTCCGCTCGGCCTTCGACAAGGCGATGTCCCTGCCGGTAGACGCGCAGGCCCGCCTGACCATGTTGCAGCCCGCCA